TCATGCCTGCCTGCCAGGCGGATGTGGCAATGTGGTTTGGTACCTTGCCTCAAGATCTTTTAGCTGATCTTCGGGAACGCGTCTATCCAATTCCAGCCGATAAGGATGACTAGGCCATTTGTGGAAACATGACTGCCAGTATTCAAAAGTGCGCAGGTCATTCGGTGTTCCCCAGCACAGATAGCTATCAACCTCAAACAGGTGACACCGCAATCCAAGTTCAACCGCATCGTTGATGCATGAGTCAATGTAAAACTCGCCGTTAATCCGTCCGTCACGAGCAATCAAATGCTCTACAGCGCGACGGAAGTCTTCGGCGCGGCGGAATGTAAACGTCCCTAACACAATGGGATCAAAAGCGGGGTTATCGAGCGGTGTCTTGACGGAAATCGAACTGATTATTCCCTCCGTCGCATCGATCCAGCCGAACATTTTCGGGTGACGTACCGCATTGGGGAAGCCACGAACACCCCAGACGATGACGTCCACATCTGGGTTTTCGACTAACTTGCCGAAAGCATTGGCGTCATATAAAGCACCGTTGTCACAAGCCCCAATGGTGATAGGCCCTGGGACGTTACCCAACGCCTTTTCTAATGCAACCAGCCCAATCAATGCCGTACAAGCCTGGCCCTCAGTAACACAATCAATTGTTTTAATGAGTGCCATTGGATAGAGTCGCTTAAGTTCAATCGAAACATCCTCGTACCCGTGCATATCGGATCTCACTACAAAAACATGCTGCTCGGCGGGGGGCAGGTCATGTGTTGCTTGCGCAACCATAGGCGTCCCAGAAACAGGAATCAGTGGCTTGGTTAACTCGTACCCCTCATTAGCAAAACGCTGACCCAAGCCCGCCATCGGGACAATAAGTGAACCTTTGGGGTTGCTCGCTCCGGCAAACGGTGCGACTAAACGCCCAAAGGCCTTTGACCATGTGTTGTATTCGGCAACGTCTTCCGGGGTACCCCATTGCATAAAATGTTGTAAAGGGTAAACGGCCACGGACTGACCATTGGCAAGAAGCGGCTTATAAGCGAGACTGACGTAGTATTCGCCACCTACATTGAGATCCTGCTCCATCGCAACACGAAAAGCTTCGCTCATAATCTGCGCTGTAGCGAAGTAATAAGTTCCACTGGAAGCATATTCCTCCATACGATTATTGGTATAGGGTTGTTTTTCCTGAATATCTTGAACCCAACCATTCAATTCACGCATGTAGGCGTAATTCGTGCTGCCAAGCGTGTGAGGATGGAAACCTTTATATGCAGGTATCGCTCCTTGACAAGCAGTTTTTATAACGAATTGTTTGAAATGATTCCAATCCCAATAACAAGTAAAATCACAATAATTTACGACAACTGGACGATCTGGATCGATCAAGTTTTCCACTTGTTGTACAGCGTGAATTGGACCAAGTTTGTGTGGAGGGATGCCGATAATTCGGCCCGTCGGACAATACTGCCTAAGGATCGACTCCATGTGGTAATCAGGATCATTCAAGTGATCCTGATTACAAATAAAAATAAAATCCAGTACGCCAGGGAACATATCTATGACGTGCGCAACAATTGGCTTCCCGTCAATTTCAATCAGCGGCTTGGGGACGGAATACCCTGCTCTGCGAAAACGCTCGCCAAAACCTGACATAGGAATAATAATCTGCACAATTTACCTTTCTTTATATACGTTATAGAGTTTCTCTACTCGTCTCGCAGGCAAAAGTTGCCACAATGAGAAATTTTTTAATGCTACCATCTTGATGCCATTTTACTTTACGAGGGGGGGGGCGTCACCCTATTTGTCAGATTTAGCCCTCATCTGCCCCTATCCGTGACCTACCTGCCAGCATTACCGCGCTAAACAATGCACCCTCGGCCTGCCGCCGACGCATCAGCCCAGGAAGTTTTCTTCCTGCTGACCACACCCACTTCATCAGCTCGACCGGAATATCGCCATGCTCGCCCCGGTTGACCTTCTTTCTCAGTGACGACCGTTGCAAGGCGCCCGCACCAAGATTGAAGGTGAACGACACAAGTGCGTCAAACTGCCCATCGGCCAGTGGGTTTTTAATCAGACGCAACACCGCAGACTCGGCGATACGAACATCTAGGCGCAGGAGCTCAGCGGCCTCCTCCCGGGTGAGTCCGTCATCAAAGCGGGGCTGCTCTCCCGGCAAGACCACATGTCCGAAGCCAACGGTGGGGTAACCCGCTGGGCAGAGGTAAATTGTCGGGCTGAACCCTTCGAACCGTTTGATGAGGTCCAGCCCCTCGTCGGTGATATGGCGCATCTCAGCCACCACGTCGCATCTTGCTGATCTGACGGCTGCCGAACCAGAAGGACATTACAGCAGCGAAAAGCGCTTGGGATTCTTCGTCCCAGACGGATTGGAGGGCAATTGCCAGGGAAACGCCATCGGCCTGCATCATGGAATTCAGTGCAGTAATTTTTACCACTGCAAAAACCACAAAAAGGGCATAGGTGATAACCGGACGTACAGAAGACTGGAGTGCATCCACCCACGGCATACCGGTCGGATGGTTGGCGTAGCTGTAGAGCGCCTGGCTTTCGGCGACATCAGCGGCGATCTGGATTTCTTCTAGCCGCTGACTCTGACCGAGTTTTTGCGACTCCATCTGGCGGTCCAGGATAGCCAGTTCCTGCTTGCGATCCTGGCTATCACGAAACAGCTTGATGAGTTCAGGGAATGCGCTGCCGATAAAGCCCAGCAATGAGGCGAGTAGTGTCAGCATGATCAGAGCCCTCCGCCAAAGAGCTTTAGCTTGAACAATGCCCCTGCTACCAGCGCCAGTACAAAGCCGGTGGTGACTATCTTCACTACGGTTTGCCAGGCAGTCTGCTTGGCAGTGTTGAACGCATCTAGCAGACCGCGTAATTCACGGATGTCGGCTGCAGCATCCTCACCGTCTAAGCCGACATCGGCCATAGCGCGTTTTGCTCCGCGCCCAGCGGCTTCTTCCAACAGTTGCTCAAATTCTTCAAACGGCATGGATACCCAGCCATCCCGCGTGCTTGGTGTGTTCATTGTGGACCCCAAAAATGCAAAAGCCCCGCTGAAAACGGGGCCAGTTGGTAATATGAAAATGCGTGTATGCGATTAATTTTCTTGGAACATTTCTGGCCAGCCAGTGGAGTAGTCGTAATTTTCCGGTTCTTCGGATTTTTCCAATGCTGCTTTGTGCTGTTCGGCCGCAGCAAAAATTGCCTGATCACTTGCTGAAAATGCAGTGACAATTTCAGAAGCGAGCGTAGGCGTCATGTCTATAAATGAGCCATCCAAGGTCTTCCATCGAAGACCTTGAGTCAGCGTTTCTCCGGACAAGGCAAGCCCTAACTGCTGGCTTCTGCTTTTGGTGTCGGAGTGAAACCATACCGAGCCGACCTTGAATCCGCCGCCCTGCATACGCAAAATGACAACGTTCACAACCCGGCAATCAGTTCCTGAAAACGATTCTCGCTCGCCATTTATCGTCGTGAATCAGTATCCGTTTTTGCAGTAGCCCGTAGCACTCCGCACGCGCACGAAACTCCCTCATGGCGTTCTGTGCCTTCTGAAATCAAACTATGCAATCGAGCAAGTTTGATATTCAGGAGCGATAAGCAATGTGCCAAATCAACCATCTACCACCCGACCGGATGACACCCGAACAGCGTGTGTCCGAGGTCTCTCTCCTGCTGGCTGCGGCTTTGACGCGACTACGTTCGGGCAAGTTTACGCAGTCCGCAGATATCTCGAAAAAGAGCGCGGTTTCACTTGGCTTTTCTGCCAACCAGAGCGTTCATACAGACCCCGCCCACAAGGTAAACACGGAGTCATGATGAATGCACTAACCCAAACTTCCCCCAAGCAACTTTCGGTGATATCGCAAATTGCGCAGTTACCCGAATTGCCCATGCCTGAGATTAAAAAAATCTGGCTGCGACTGTTCCATGACATCACGCCTACCCATAACCGACAGTTCCTTGAGCGCCGCATCGCCTTCAAGCTACAGGAAATTGAATTCAGAAAAGAAAACCGCGCGCTCATGGATCGCAATCAAAAGCGGATTGCGGCGCTGATCAGTAATGGCAAGATGCAATTGCGCGAGCGTGACTGCCCGCCAGTGCCTGGCACGGTCCTCTCGCGCGAATATCAAAACATCTTCTACCAGGTGGTTGCAACGGCCGACGGTCAGTATGAATTTCAAGGTCGCGTGTTTAAAAGCCTCTCCGTGATTGCCCGCGAAATCACTGGCACACGTTGGTCCGGACCTTTGTTTTTTGGGCTACGCGACAGGGCTGTGCCGAAAGCGAAAGCCAGAGCAACGGCCATTGCCAATACAAAAACAGGAGGCCGCGCATGAGCGACATTCTCAAACGCCGGTTACGCTGCGCGGTCTATACGCGAAAATCTTCTGAGGAAGGTCTCGACCAAGAATACAACTCCATCGATGCTCAGCGCGATGCGGGCCACGCTTACATCGCCAGCCAGCGCGCCGAGGGCTGGATTCCGGTGGGTGACGACTACGACGATCCGGCATTCTCCGGTGGCAATATGGCGCGCCCGGCATTGAAGCGGCTGATGGCTGACATTGAGGAAGGCAAGATTGATACGGTGGTGGTGTACAAGATCGACCGCCTGACGCACAGCCTTGCAGACTTCTCCAAGATGGTTGAAGTCTTTGAGCGATTGGGGGTGTCCTTTGTTGCGGTTACCCAGCAATTCAACACCACGACCTCGATGGGTCGGTTGATGCTGAACGTGCTTTTGTCTTTTGCCCAGTTCGAGCGCGAAGTCACCGGCGAGCGTATCCGCGACAAGATCACCGCCAGCAAGAAAAAAGGCATGTGGATGGGCGGCATACCGCCATTGGGCTATGACGTCGCCAACCGCCGACTAGTGATCAACGACAAAGAAGCAAAACTCATCCGACACATCTTCACACGATTTGTTGAACTTGGCTCTGGCACCTTGCTGGTCAAGGAGTTGCGGCTGGACTGCGTGACGTCGAAGGCATGGACTACCCAAGATGGCAAGGTCCGCGACGGTAAGCCGATCGACAAGAGCCTGATCTACAAGTTGCTCAATAACCGGACCTACTTGGGCGAGTTGCGGCATAAAGAGCTGTGGTACCAGGCAGAGCATCCGTCCATCGTCGATCAGAAATTGTGGGACGATGTCCATGCCATCCTGGCCACCAATGGTCGCACACGTGGCAATGCCACCAGAGCGACGGTGCCATTTCTGCTCAAAGGCATTGTGTTCGGCAATGACGGCCGAGCCTTGTCGCCATGGAGCACCACCAAGAAGAAAAATGGTCGGCAGTACCGGTATTACATTCCGCAGCGCGATGCCAAAGAGTTCGCTGGCGCATCCGGCTTGCCGCGTCTGCCGGCGGCCGAGCTTGAATCGGCGGTCCTCAACCAGCTGCGCAGCCTGATGCGGGCACCAGACATTCTGCGAGGTGTGATTGCCAAGGCCATCGCGTTTGACGCGTCGATTGACGAAGCCAAGGTTACCGTCGCCATGCTGAAACTAGATCAGATTTGGGATCAACTTTTCCCGCCCGAGCAAACTCGCATCATCAAATTAATGGTCGAAAAGGTGATCGTCTCGCCGAACGATATTGAGCTGCGCCTGCGCGCCAACGGCATCGAGCGCTTGGTCTTGGAACTTCGCCAGCCAGCAGTTGAGGGGATGGGGGTCGCAGCATGA